ACTAATAGATATAATTAGTGGACATGTTAATGAAGCAATTAATAAAAATGAAGACTTATCTGAAAAAAGATTAGCAATTTGTAAAGAATGTCCATTATACAAAGAAACACCAATGGGTCCGATATGTAATCCTAGATTATATATTAATGAAAATAATAAAACAGACTATTCAGATAGACCAAAAATTGGATATAGAAAAGGATGCGGATGTAGATTATCTGCAAAAACAAGACTTGCACATGCAAGATGCTTAGTAAATAAATGATAATAAGTTAAATTTAAAAATGTAAATGATTATGGGAAAAAATCTTTTAGGAAATGCACACATGCAAGAAATGGGAGTTCATCTTATGGGAGCAAATATTAAACATGAAACGAAGGAGTTAACTCCTGAAGAAATTGCTGCTCTCAATAAAAAAATGGAAGAAGAACAGCTTTTAACAGCAAATAGATTACTTGAATTAAACAAAGGCACAAAAGATGCATCTAAAATGAGGGTAGCTGCAACAGGATATACTGTTATTATAAAACCATTTGAAAAAAATCCTTATAGAGAAATTAAGACAAGTGCTTCAGGTTTAATTCTTCCAGGAGATCTTTTTGCAGATACATATAAGTCTGATGATACTGGTGAGATGGAGAGAGCTGAACAATTTATTGCATGTGGTACTGTTATTTCTGCAGGACCCGAATGTAAATACGTAAAACCTGGAGAGGATATATATTACAGAAATTCTGTAGTACCTGTTCCATTCAATAATATGGGTTATTACGCTATCAGTGAACAAAACATTATATGTCGAGTAATTGAAAAGGACAAAGAATAATATGATAAACGAAATTGAAAAAACGTTTTTTAACCCAGGAGATGTAGTCACTTTAAAACATGGTGAACTTACATCTCCTGTTATGTATGTAGTAGAAAAAATTACACAATCATACAAACATGGTAATGAAATAACTAATATCTTTAAAGGTATTAAATGTAGATGATTTGATAAGAATATGGTTTTACGTGAAGCAGTATTCTCAACAAAAGATTTAAAATTTTATAAGAACAAGTAATTATGAAAGCTTATTTAAATAATGGTATAACA